CTGCGCTGGAACATGTCGCGCACCTGGATGCTGCCGATCTGCCCTTCACTCAAGACGAGGTGGTAATAGGCCGTGACGTTGTTGGTGATGTCGTTTTCAAACCGGCATTCAGATGCACCGGGGCTGATCAGAACACCGCCGGTGCCGTTGGTTTCATCGCGGCGGCAGAAGACGATCGGCACCGGCTCACCAATCACGATCGAGCGCTGTTGCGTGTCCAGTTGGCTGGAGCCTTCAGCAGCGCCTTCACTCAGTGGCGGCTGAACCTGCCCTGCCTCGATAGCCAATAACGCCAGCGGGTCAGCGGTGGTGATGATGTTCACAGCCTGCACCCCTTGCCAATCAATGCCGTGGTGAATGTGCGCGGTGGGATCTGCGCTCCAACCGGTGCCAAGCTGGTGCCCAGCTGCATCGTGATTGAAGTGAAGCTGCCATTGGCGCTCACCAGCTCGCCGTTGTACTGCGCGACCAGCTCCTGGCCGGTCTGTGGAGTGAGATTGCCCAGCACGGGATCGAACTGGTAGATGAGCAGCTCCACCAGACGGGCATCACGCAGCGCGGTGGTGACTGCAGTCATCACCAGACTGGTGGCTGGCAGCGTGATGCTGATGCCGCTTTCATCGCCAGTTTGGCCTGCCGTGATGCCATCAGCCTCAAACGGCTGGTAGTTCCACTGTGCGCTGTTCCATGTGACGGTGGCGTGCGCGTAGTAGGACTGCCAGCGGGTGTAGGAGACACCGGCGCTGTCATAGATCCTGAGGTACTGGGATTGAGCGCGTGCCATTGGTTAGCGGATCCCCAGCGCAGTGCGTGCTGCTGGCGTGCGGATGCGGCCAAGCACACCCTCGGCGGTCAGCCGCATGGCACGTTCCATGTCGGTCACGGTGACGTAGCGCTGGCCGTCGAACTCCATCACCGGGCCGGTGGTTACGTTGATTGTAAGAGGGGGTGCTCCAGCGTCGGAACCTTCGGAGGGAATGGCGCTGTCGCCGCGTCTGCCGGAGAGGTAGTTGGTAGCAAAACCGGCGGCTTTTGACGAGGGAACGACATACTCGGACTCGCCAGCTTCGCCGATAAGACCGAGCGTGGGGCGGTTTACGAAGCCACCTTTGGCGAATCGTTCAGTGAACAACTCTTGCCGGCGGTTACCTACTTGAATAAACCCGGCCGATACTTTGACAGGCTTGGGAAGCGTCGGAGTGCGAGAAGGGGTTGTGCTACCTGCCCCATTCAGCTTTTGCTGATTGAGGAAGGCGCGTTCAATGTTGTAGGCGGCAGCCTGAGCATTTAGGGCTACTTGGGCCATTGAGTTGGCCAGACGGTCTGCCCATTGCTTAGATATACCGATCTCGTTACTCATAAGTTTTTGGGCGAAAGCGCCTTCTGCTTGCAGAATCTTTGTGCGGTAAACCGCTGCTGCGACAGTGTTTTGATAAATAGCTATTTGCTTGGTGGCAGCCACTTGATTGTACGCATTTTGCAGGGCATCTCTTTGTACCCCGATAGCCGTATCGTAAGCGGCGGCGATACGGCTTACTTGTGCTGGTGTATTTCCGCGTGATACCGCTTGTGCAATAGCTATCTGTTTTTCTGCTACAAGTTCCCGGTATTTCAGTTCTACAAGACGTGCCTGTAGTTCGGCTTTTTGTATTAAGAGCCTGTTATTTTCTACTGCTTGTATGTATTCAATTTCGGCAGCACGGACTTGCTGGCGGAATTGAGCTACCGCAATGTTGTACCGTTCGGTCGCGGTGGAGGCTAAGCGATATTGGCGCTCCAGTTGAGTGCCGTACAGGTCGTTTATTGCGGCTTCAGCCGAAAGTTGAGCTGCGCGGACTTGGCTGCTGGTTTCTAGGGCGCTTATCTGGAGGCGTACAGCTTCGGCTGCTCGGTCGTAACGTTCTTTGTTGGCTTCGATCTCTAGACCCTGCTCCTGTAGCAGAGTTTTTATGCGTCCCTGCTCAAGTGCTTGGCTTCTTTGAATTTCAAGATTTGCGATATTTTTATCTACAGAGTCTTGTGATGCACCCACACTATTTCTCCGTGCCTCCAGTATCTTTTCTTCGTACTCGGCGTTTATTCGATTGGTTTCTAGTCCGCGGTCTAGTTCAATGTTGATGAGTTTTTCGGCTGTAGTGCGGCCCAGTGTGCGCTGCTTTTCAAGGGCAAGATTGGCGGCAGTGTTGCGGATTTCGCGGGCTTGTTTGTCGAGGGTGCCTTGGAGCGCGGCGTTACGCTTTTCTTCCTCTTCCGTGATGGCTTTTACACCGTTGAGAGTGTTATCGAGGAAGCGTCTTAGGATGGGAAACTTGTCTAAAACTCTGTTGGCAAGTGTTACGCCCCAGGCGCGGATTGTGCTGCCTAGGAGGTTTGCGTACTGGAGGATTTTTGTGAAGCCGCTGAGGAGTACAGTCAGCGCACTAACAAAAGGTGCGCCAATTAGGGATAGCAGCCCGGATACGGCGCCCAAGAATTGATTCCAAGTATTACCGAGAATGTTTACACCGCTTGTGATGTTGTCTACAGCGGCTGGGACCATGCCGGTCTGGGCGGCTACGGCTTCGGCGGCGATGGCTTGGGCTGTTTGGGCGTCGCCGGCTTCGATGAGGCGGCGGACAGTTGTATCCAGTTCGGCGTTAACGAATACGACGCTTTCGCGCAGCTTGTCCATGTCGAGCATGTCCAGCGCGTTGCCGATTTCGGTGATGCGCCGCTGGGCGTCTTCGAGGATTTGGCCGATGGCAGAACCAAGGATCTGTCCGCCGAAACCTCCACCGAAGAAGGAGCCAGCAAAACCACCGGCTACTTGGCCTATACCGCCGCCGAACAGCAGCGGGAAGCCGGCGCCGAGTGCCATGTTTTCGGCGGTAGCGTTCGGATTGAAATTGAGATTGCCAGTAGTTGTACCCGTAGATTTAGTTTTACGCAAATTAAAGTTGGGCGGCAGCGCCGGTCCCTGTACAGGTGGAGCGGCGGGGCCGAACTGCCCACCTTTTCCTAGCAGAACATCGACCTGTCGAATTGTTTGAGCAAGTTCTCTATACTCAATACTTGTCATAGATACAGCATTCTGTACATCGAGAAGTTCTAGCTGATAACGTTCCAGTGCGGACACGCTGTTAGGTACGGTGTCCTTAAGTGCTATAAGATCGCGCACAAGTTTGGATGGCCCTTGATCTTGAGCACTTAGTCGTTGTGTTGGCTGCCGTTGATAAATGTTCTGAAGCACAGAAAAGCGCTCCAGTTCTTGCTCTAGTAGGTTGGCGGATGCGTTTGCGGCGGCTTTTAGCGCGTTTGTAAATTGTTCACTGCCCGTCTTTGCATTAGCAGCAATGGCGTTAAAGGCACCTAGTTGCTGCGTAACGCCCGCAATGGATGTAGAAAACTTTGCAGATACAGTGTTTCCGTTAGCATACTGTTTTACTAGATCAGCTAGTTCTTGCTTTGCTTGCTTTACTTCATCTGTACCTCTTTTATCAAAAAGCGTCGGTACAGGTTTAACTTTACGAATTAGATCGTTTAGTCTTCCGACGCCATCCGTTAGTGCCCGAAGGTCTTGCTGCCCTTGTACGCGAACGTCAATTACAGCGGAGTACCCGGCCACTTTTGCATGTAGACGTAAGCTGCTAGAAGTCTATCCCGATAAAAAGCCGCCGGGTTAGCGGCGGCGTTTGGCCTTGTCGATGGCGGCTTGCTCGGCGTCGTGGCGGATCTTGTAGTACAAGCTCCAGCCGAGTAGTTCGTCTTCGGTCATGCGGCTGCGGAGTTCAGCCAAGGTCAGGCCCAGTTTTTCGGCAACGTAGAACTGGGTTTGGAGGTAGGTGTCCTTTTTGAGGGCAGCCTCAAACGCTTTTGGTGTCGGTCTCCTCCGAATCGTCGGTCAGGATCGCCAGCATCAGGGCCTGGAGGTCTTTGTCCTTGACTTCGTTTTTGAGCACGTCGAGTTCGGCGGCCTTGAACATGCGGGCGCCAGTGTCATCGCAGGCTTTGTTGATTAGCAGCTGGATGGCGAAGGCGGTGGCGTCGTCGGACTTGGCCTGCTTCTGGGCACGCTCGCGCTCGGCCATGGTCAGCGGCGTCACCCACATCTCAAATACGGAGCCGTCGCTAAGTACGACTTCCTTTTTGGTGGGCTCCAGGTTGGCCGCTTTGCGGAGGCGTTCCAGCGGGCTCAGAGGTGCGGAGGCAGCCATGGGCTAGGTTGATGGGTCACGCATTAGTGTAGCGGAGTAGAAATAAAAAACCCCGGCGGGAGAGCCGGGGTTCGGGGATCCATCACACCAGCAGGTTATCAGGACTTGTAGAGGTCGAAGGTGGGAGCAGCGCTCGGGCGGAAGGCGATTTCCACGCTCTGGCCGTCGTCGGGGTTGACGGTGAGGCTGGCCGAGGTCAGGATCACGGGCACGGTGATGGAACGGCTGAGGGTGTCGTTCACGGTGCCACTGACCGAGATGCGGTCGATGTACAGCTTGACCGTGGCGCCAGTTTGGTTGAACTGGACCACATCCTCGATCATGCGGCTGGACAGTGCCGTGTCGTCGTCGGTCGTGTAGACCGTGGCAGTACCAGAGCCGTCCGCAAAGCCGGTGATGTAGTTGCGGAATGGGGCGTACTGGCCGGGGGTCTGGCCGATCGTGGTGACGTCGATCTCGGAGCGGGTGATCTCAAAGCTCCAGTCGCGCACGCTGCCCACAGCTGCGGGGGCGGTGTACACGATGCTGGCGAAGTTCGCGCCAAAGCCGGAGGGTTGAGCGGTTGCCGTAGCGGCAGCGCCACCAGCCGTCGAGCTGATGGTCATGATGCCGGTAGCGGGGACGTAAGTCTTGACGAAGTACGCACCAGCGGCGATTGCGTTGGTGGTCGTGGCGCCGACGGGGTAGGTCAGGGTCACGGGATCGTTGACCTTGAAGCCGAGGTAGGTGCCAACGGTGATGTTGGAGCCGGTGGCGGGGAAGGCGGTAGCGACGAGCGTGGTAACAGATGTACCAGCGGGGGTGTAGTACAGGGCGCCGGAGGTGCCCGAAAGAACGGTGGCCATGGGAGGTACCTAAAGAGGTGTGGACGCGGGCACGGCCCGGCTTAGTACAGGTTAGCTCCAGTGATTGGAACTATTAAG